CCAAACACTTCAACAACTGCTGAAAAAATCAGACGAGATGTTAAAGTATTTGCTCCATCATTAAAAGATATGTTAGGTCAGACTCCTAAGTCTTAGGATTTTTTACAATCACAATCATCTGGGCAGTGATTAGCTGCGTCTTTCATGTGACGTTCGAAATCTCTTTCCATAGCCAATAATCTTTCGTGGTATTTGCTCACCTTGTCAGCAAGGACAGCAATAGCTTTTAAATAGTCTTGTTCGCTCATAATATCTCCTGTGATTGTTAATTTTGGTGAGAACCTAATGTAAGCATATTTTTTATCTTCGCAACAGTATTTTTTTAAATTGTTTTGTTGACAAATAAATGGTAATAATTCGTAAAGAAAGTATGAGCAAAACATTTTTAAGCGGTAGAATTATTAAAAGATACGACATACCTCTCAAAGAAATAGAAGAGTTAAATAATGCCTTTGATAAGTCAAAGAATAATTTAGAAGATAAAGGAGCAAAATTAGCTGGCAGGATAGACACTGAACTAAGTGTAACAGATTTTGTGCCTAAACTTTTAATTATGGAAACAATAAAAAAATATATGAATGATTATTTAATGTCACTGAATCACTTTGGTTTGAGCGACAATCCTATTAATGACATAAATATTACATCTATGTGGATTAACGATATGCAGCCACATGAATACAATCCTCCTCATACACATCATGATAAAAGAGGTTGGTCTACAGTGATGTTTTTAAAAGTTCCAAACTTAATTAATGATGTCAAACACAAACATAAATTTAGAGATGGTAGTTTAGGGTTTGTCTATCCTGGTGATAATGTAAAATTTTTTGATCCAAAAGTTGGACATTTTTATATTTTTGAAGCATCTCACATGCATTTTGTTTTTCCGTACAAAACAACTGATAAAGACCCAATAAGAAGATCAATGTCATTTAATTTTGAAAAAAAAGATGTTTGAAAAAAAAATAAAATTTGTTGCAACAAACGAAGACATGAAAGATATTTGGCCAAACCCAAAACCAGCATCAAGATTTATACCTGACGAATTTAAAAAACTTAAAAGATTTAGAGAAGACAATTTGCATGAACCTACACTAAAAACATGTGTGCCTTTTCTTGATTCTCTGACGATGGGCTACATCATACCTTTTGATCAAGACTACGTAGTTGACCCAACAGAAAATGATTTTTCTGTAACACCCGCTAATAGAGAACATAATAATTTTGGATTTCACAATAAAGCGCAGCTACCAGAGGAGTGGAAAAAAACAGCTGGTGAGAACGCAGGAAAATTTATTAACAAGTGGTTAATCATAACACCACCAGGTTACAGTTGTTTGTTTGTAAAACCAATGAATAGAATAGAAACTAGATTTGATATTATTGCAGGAGTTGTTGATACAGATACTTATATTAATAACATCAACTTTCCATTTATTTTAAATAAAAGAGACAAACAATTTTTGATAAAAGCAGGTGATCCAATGGTTCAAGTAATACCATTTAAGAGAGAATCATGGAAGCATTGGAGCGGTTTTTATTATGAGAAGGCACATGGTAAGGTTATGGATATTTTAAGTAGTCGGTGGATGGATAGGTATAAAAAATATTTTTGGAGTAAAAAATCTTTTAAATGATAAATCTAGAAGATTATATAAAATGCTACGATGACGTTGTAGATCAAGAAACATGTAAAAATATTGTAAATAATATTAATTTTAATGATTTTGAAAGAGCAAGAACTAGTGACGACACAGAGATCTCTGGCTTTAGAAATTGTTATCAAAAAGTATTAAGTAAAGAATTTGATAAAAAAATTTACGAATGTGTAGGTAAAGTTTTACAAAAATACGCTGACACTTTTGTGCATTTTTCTACAGGATTAACAACAGAAGATACGGGATATATGCATTTAATTTATAAAGGGTCTGAAAAAGGTGAATATAAAACACATACAGATCATTTTGATTTATATCCAAGAGTTTTAAGTTGTTCTTTTATTTTAAATGACAAATATGATGGCGGTGATTTTTCTTTTTTTGATGGTGAACACGTTGTTAAAAAGAAAACTGGAAGTGTTGTAGTATTCCCTAGTAATTTTTGTTTTCCCCATGCAGTAACACCTGTTACTAACGGAGATAGACATGCAATTATTACATGGATTCGTTAATGAAAGAGCACTACAAATATGTAAAGAATATGCTTTCACCTGATATGGTAGAATTTTTAACGTCGTTTAGTTTAAAAAATATTACAGGAGGGGATTCTCAAGCACCTTTATCATCAGCTTTGCATTCTTCTCACTCAGAAATATATACTCATATTATTCATCATTTACATCCTATTATGGAACTTGAAACAAATTTAAAATTAAAACCTATTTATTCCTATAACAGAATATATTTTGGAGGTTCTGAATTAGTGAAACACAAAGACAGAGCTTCATGTGAAATTAGTGCTTCTTTAACTTTAAAATACTTTTACGAAGATCCCAACTACGAATGGCCTTTATATATGGGAGATACACCAATAGTTATAAAAACAGGAGATGGCGTAATTTATAAGGGTTGTGAAATACCTCATTGGAGACCCATATTGGATCAACCAAAAGAATATTGGCACCATCAATTATTTATTCATTACGTAGATTTAAACGGCCCTAATAAAGACTTTAAGCCAGAAAATTAAGAATAATTTTCGTCGTAGTCAATCCAAGATTTTGACCAATCAATATATGAAGCAGTAGCACTAGCATTATTTGCATGAAAATCTACAGCTTCGTTTCCATCGTCCATCCATTTAGCTATGGCATTTTCAAAATAATTGTCATAATCTAAATGAGCAGCATCTATTTGATTTTTTCTAGTTTCTCCCCATGCTAACAAATCAGCTATTGTTGTAGATCCAACTGCATCACTCGTAGCTGTTAATGGGGTATTACCAGTCATCATACCCGTTGATGCATCTATATTTTGTATTTCATTTGGCCCGACCGCATTGTTATAAACGACAGCATGAATTGTGTTTGGTGTCCAACCATCTACCCAATTTTTACCTTTGTCTTCCCAACTTATTCTGTAAGAATCATCTAATAAAATTGAGTCACCATTTAGTATTACAATTTGTGTAGCCATTTATATCTCCTAATGTTTAATTATGTAGTTAACCACCACAAAAGGTGAAAATGAATTTGTTCCTGAAGCTGTAACAGAACCTGTTAAGTTTGTTGTAATATTACCTGTTAGAGTTCCTGATAAAGTATGACTGTGATTGTGACCTGTACCAGATCCAGCATTAGTATTTTGAACATTTGTTGATTGTTGAGAAGCTACGTCTACGTTAAATCCAGAGTTGTCTCTTCTACCTTGACCTGGTCTATAAAATCCTGAAAACATACGACCTGCCATCATGGGAGTACCAGTTCCTTGCTGAGATAAAATAGGGTGTCCATGACTCGCTAATTGAGCTGTTGTTAAAGATGTATTGTCAATACTACCTGTAATAGTTACAGCTTGTGTAGTTGTAGATGTTGCTGCTTTGTTGTCGGTTACAGAAACGGTAACAGTATTTGCTCCACCTGTGCCTGCTAAGTTGTATGTGTTTCCATCAAAACCTTGAGGCATTTTACCTTGTAGATTAGGAACATTAAAAGTAGTTGAGTTATCTCCTGTGCCGTAAGTAGTTCCAACAACTGCAAATA